TATGAGTACGATCTCGACTTCATCCCAATCGTCTTCTTCTACTCCAATCGCAAGGGGTTCATGCTCTCGGAGCCTCCTCTTGACGACCTTGCTGATCTGAACATCCGCCACTGGCAGAGCACCTCAGACCAGATTGCCGTGCTCACGGTCGCAAGATTCCCCATGCTTGCGGTCAGTGGTGCGGTCGACGCGGACAAGACGGTCGTCGGCCCCAATCGGCTGCTTTCTGTTCCCGACCCCAATGGCCGGTTCTACTACGTCGAGCACACCGGCAAGGCCATCTCTGTTGGCCGGGAAGACATGAACGATCTTGAGGACAGAATGGCCGAGTACGGGGCCTCCTTCCTCAAGAGAAAGTCAGGCGATGCGAGCGCAACTGCTCGTGCCCTAGATTCTTCTGAGGTCACGAGTTCTCTCGAGGACATGGCCCTCGGCTTCCAAGACGCACTTCATCAGGTCGTGCAGTACATGGGAATCTGGAAGGGTATTGATCCGAGCAAGGTCGGGTCCGTGCTGATCAAGACCGACCTGACCATGACGAAGTCCGATGACACCGCAATGACAACGCTGATCGCCGCAAGAAAGAACCGCGATATCAGCAGACACGAGTTCTTGAAGCAGTTGATCGAGTACGAAATCCTTCCTCAGACGTTCGACATGGAGGCCAACGAGAAGGCCGTCGTTGAGGAAATGGACAAGATTCAGAAAGACCTGATGGACGCGAAGCAAAGTGCTCCCGCACCAAAGTCAGGCACCGAGTAGGGACAGCCGAGTGATTCGGCAAGGAGTTGGAATGTTTGAGTTTCCTGATATGGTTACTGCTTTGGACCAGGTTCCGGAGCAGTTCCGTCCGCTCTATGCGGCGGACAAGGATGGTTCGATCAAGATCAAGGACACCCCGGAAGTCAAGGGTGCCCGAGAGGCGATAGTTGGTCTGAGCAAGTCTCTGAAGGCTGCAAGACAAGACGCGGACAACTTCAAGAAGTCCAAGGTCGACCTGACTCCGCTCAAGGAGTTCGGCGAGTCCCCCGAGAGCATCCTTCAGACCTTCCAGAGCAAGCTCTCCGCCCTGCAGGAGGAGCTGGGCAAGGGCACCAAGGCGAAGGCGGACTTCGACTCTCTTCGTGCAGACCTTCAGAAGGCACACAAGACCGAGATCGAGAAGTACGAGGCTCGCAACAAGGGCCTGCAGGGGCAGCTCTGGACTCTTCTCGTCGAGACGACGGCGAAGTCGGCCATCGCTTCCCAGAAGGGCGATCTTGATCTTCTGATGCCCTTCGTCAAGGACCGTGTCAAGGTCGTGGAAGAGGACGGCGTGGTGAAGACCTACGTCGTCGGCGACCAGGGCGAGCGGCGGTACGGGGCCATGGGTGCCGACATGACCATCACCGAGCTCATCGCCGAGATGAAGTCCTCGTCGAAGTTCTCGAAGCTCTTTGAGAGCGAGACTCCCCGTGGCGGCGGGACGCCCCCGGGCGGTCCGAGTTCTCGCCCCGGCCCGAAGTCTCAGGACCGGAACGACATGACCGCGACTCAGAAGATCTCCGCCGCACTTGGTGCCAAGAGACGCTGATAATCCGCACGATTTCGCTTGCCCGGAAGGAAACTTCCGGGTATGCTTTATGGAAGATGTCAGGTGATCTGATGTCGCGGTCCCGGACGGGTGATCCGATGAGGGGCTGAACCAAGAACAACTTGAAGAGAACCCCTTTCAGGAGGCTATCATGCCCACTGTGACTTTGATTGAGTCCGCGAAGCTCGCCCAGGACATGCTGATCGCCGGTGTGATCGAGAATGTGATCACCGTCAACGCCATGTACCAGTTCCTCCCGTTCGAAGGCATCAGCGGCAACGCCCTTGCGTACAACCGTGAGAACGCCCTCGGCCCCGTCGCCACTGTCGGCGTCGGTGACTCGGACGGTTCGATCGGTGCGGGTGCGACCGGCACGAACCAGACTGAACGCCAGGCCGCCAAGAACGCCGCGACGTTCACCCAGGTGACCAGCACGCTGACCACGATCCTCGGCGATGCCGAAGTGAACGGTCTGATCCAGGCAACTCGCTCCAGCGACGGCAACGACCAGACCGCGATTCAGATCGGGTCGAAGGCGAAGTCCGCTGGCCGCAAGTTCCAGGACATGCTGATCAACGGCACCGGCTCGAACTTCACGTTCCCGGGCCTGATCAACCTGTGCCCCGCCGGTCAGAAGCCGGACACCGGCGTCAACGGTCGTCCGTTCGACTTTGACATCCTTGACGAGCTGATGGACCTCATCCTCGACAAGGACGGCGCGGTCGATTACTTCGCCCTGCCCGCCCGCACGATTCGCTCGTTCCACTCCCGGCTCCGTGCCTTGGGCGGTGCGAACATCTCGGACGTGATCCAGCTGCCCAACGGCGGTACCATCCCGGCCTACCGTGGCGTGCCCCTCTTCCGCAACGACTATATCCCGATCAACGTGACCAAGGGCTCCACCACGAACACGAGCTACATCTTCGCCGGCACGTTCGATGACGGCTCCCGCCAGTACGGCATCGCGGGCCTCACCGCGTCCGAAGCGGCGGGTATGCAGGTCGTCGACGTTGGCGAGTCCGAAACCAAGGACGAGCACGTGTGGCGTGTCAAGTGGTACGCGGGCCTCGCTCTCTTCTCCGAGAAGGGCATCGCGATGGCTGACGGCATCTCGAACTAAGGGACAAAGACGTCTTGTCCCTCTCGGGGACTCGGGCTCACTGGGCTCGAGTCTCTTTTCTGATCCTTGTATCTGAACCCCCAACAGGGAGATTCCCATGTCTGCTGCATATCTCGTCACGATCCCGGCTTTTGGCGTTGGTCAGACTCTCCAGCAGGGCGTGAACACGGTCGTCGTCCACGCGAGCAGCGAAGCCGACGCGAAGGCTGCTGCGAAGGCTGCCTTGTCCGCCGACAACAACGCCTCCTGGACCGATGCGACCGCCACGACGATCGTCGCTGCCTCCAACCTGATCGGCTTCCGCTTCGTGATCAAGGAGTACACCGAACTCGGCGTGCTTGCGAGAAACACGGACTTCACCTGTGCCGGTGCTGCTCAGGACACGATGGACGAAGTCGGTGCTCTGCTCGCGACCGCCCTGGGCGGCGGTGCGGCGTACACCGCTGGCAGCAATCTCCTGACGCTCACGGCTGCCGCTGGCGGTGACGGTGATCACACGCTCTCTGTCAAGGTGTACATGCCGACCGCAGATGGCCAGGACGTCGAGATCCCCGGCTTCCTGGGAACCGTTGTTCACCAGGGCCTTTCTTCGGCCGCGTTGTCCGTCGTCTTCCTCGAGCCGACGCTTCCGAAGGTCTACGCTCTGGCCAAGAGAATCGCCTAAGAGAAAGGTGGGACAAGAATGGCGGAAACCATGACACTGGAGCTTGAAGTTGTCGGCCCTCATCGAGGGAAGACCTTCAAGTTCCGGGATTATCAGTTCGTCCAGGGTCGGATCACGATCAGTGGTCCGATCGCCCATGTCCTCGGAGATGCCAAGTATCTTGGCCTGACCCAGCAGGCATACCCTGTTGGGAGCACCGAGCTCCGGGAAGCGATTCGGAGGATCCATGGCGAGCTTCAAGTTCAGCCGGCAGTCGTCGCAGACAAGACAGAATCGGTTCTCGGTGGAAGAGAAGAGATTTCCGAGCGACCTGCCGAAGGGGAGGCAGCTGGACGCGAACAGCCTTCTGGATCTGAGGCCGGGCAGAAGAGGGTTCTTCCCGGAAGGGACGGACTTCGACGCCCCAAGGCTCCCGCTGACCAGAAGAACGAACCTGTGAATCCCGAGCCCTTCATGTGAGGTGAGACATGGCGTTTGTCGTAGAGACTGGGGTGGGACTTTCCAACTCCACGGCATATGCCGCCGTTGCCACGGTGGACTCATATCACGCGGATCGAGGAAATACGAAGTGGACCGGAAGCAGCACGCTCAAGGAGCAGTGCATCATCCGGGCTTCGGACTACATCGACAAGAGATTCGGCAAGCGATTCCGAGGCCGTCGGATGCTCAAGGAGCAGGCTCTCGAGTGGCCCCGGCTCTCGGCTATGGACGACAGTGGCTTCCTGTACAACGGGGTTGACGCGGTCCCGCGGAAGCTCGTGGCCGCCGTCTCGGAGTACGCCCTACGAGCCCTGCTCCTGGGCGAGCTGGCCCCGGACGCCCCCGTACCCGTACCCGGCATGAACAACGCCTCGGGGTCGTCTACCCGGACGAGCGTGGTGAGCGGGCAGCTGAAGTCCCAGGAGATTGCCGGTGCGATCAAGAGGGAGTTCTTCACGTCTGGTGAGATGCTCGACTTCGCCGCCTCGAATCGAGCGACCGTCTCCGATCTGGTGAACACGTTCGTGATTCCGGAGTATCCGGCGGCTGATCTTCTGATGCAGGAACTGATCAGATCCGGAACATCAAAGGAAATCGTCCGTGGCTGATCACACCGAGTTCACCCTCATGGCAGAGGAGATGATCGCGGAAGACGGTCGCGAGGTGACACTGAAGACGCATCCTGAGGCTGATCCATCAAAGCCTTGGCGAGTCGGCTCCGAACCTCAGACCGAATACACAGCAATGGCTGTGATGCTCGAACTGACCGAGCAGGATCTGACGCTGACAGATGTCCAGGTTGGGGACAAGAAGTTTCTCCTTCAGAAACCCGCAGGCATCACCTCGATTCGAGATGTGTCCTCCCTCGAGGATCCGCTGACCGGGTATACTTTTCGCATCGTTCGGATAGATACGATCGCCCCCGGTGACCAGGTGGTCTGCCATTTCATCTACGTGCGGCAATGAGCGTGACTCTTGAAGAAGCTCGAGACGAAGTCCTTGGTCGGGTGGAGGCCACGCTCTACAACATCGATGCTTTGATTCGTCCCACCCTGCTCTTTGAGGGCGTTCATGCCCAGCCGTCTGGGTCGGAAGAGGGCTCCTGGGCCTGGGCCTCCTTCAAGGTGTTGGCCGGGGCTCAGGAATCCATGGGCGGCGTCGGGGGGACATCTCTCTGGCGGACGACAGGATCCCTTGTCATTGAAGTCTACACTTCGGCTCTTCGTGGTCTTTTGTCATCGGATCGGATTTGTCAGGCCTTTCGAGACGGCTTTCGGGGATATACTTCTCCTGGTGGTGTCTGGTTTAGAAACCATCGGATCGAGAATGTCGGTATTTCTGGCAGCTTCTATCGGTCTGATGTTGTGATTGACTTTGAATACAGCGAACGGAGATAGCCATGCCTGCTGCTGATAAGATCGACTCCAATGTGACGTCTCTGCTCGTGTCGCTCGAGACTTCCCCCGGCGTTCTCGCCGGCAGCCCGACCTGGGAAGAGCTCGAGCCGAACAGCTACTCCGACTTCGGCGGCGACATCAAGACTGTCGCAAGAAACCCGATCAACAAGACCCGCCAGCGGAAGAAGGGTGTCGTTGTCGACAAGGATGCCTCCTTCGGCTTCCCGTGTGACGTGACCCCGACGAACCAGGCAACTCTCCTGCCGGGTGTCCTCTTCGCCGACTACCGTCGCAAGGCGGAGTACGGCGTGTCTTCTGGCAACTTCTCGTCTGTCGCAACTGCCGATGACAGCTACAACGCAGTATCTGGCTTGGACGTGTTCCGAGCGAACGATCTGATGCTTGCTTCCGGATTCTCTGACACTGCCAACAATGGCCTCAAGACCGTTGTTTCGGCGGCTTCCGGCAAGATCGTTGTTTCTCAGAACCTTGTCGACGATCTGACCCCCGCTGCCGGCGAAGGATCTCTCGTGCAGGTCGGGCACCAGTTCGCTTCGGCTACCGTGAACATCGTGGCCAGCGGTTCTTCCGTGTTCCCGTACCTCAGCAGAGCTTCCGGCACCAAGGATTTCACCCAGTTCGGTCTCGTCCCCGGCGAATGGGTCTTCATCGGCGGAGATTCCGCTGGCCTGAAGTTCGTGACGGCGGCCAACAACGGTTGGGCTCGAGTTCGCTCGGTCGCGGCTGATCGCATCACGTTCGACAAGACCGCGAACACGATGGTGTCCGAGACCGGCACCGGCCTGACTGTCCAGATCTTCTTCGGTCGCGTCCTCAAGAACGAGAAGACGTCGGCAACGATCGTTCAGAAGACTTTCCAGTTCGAGCGGCAGCTTGGTGCTCCCGACACAGGGGCCCCCTCCGATATCCAGGCGGAGTACGTCCTCGGTGGCCTTCTGAACGAATGGAAGCTCAACTGCAACATGGCCGACAAGCTGACCTGCGAATACACCGGCATCGGCACGGACACCGATGTTCGTGATGGCACGACCGGGCCCAAGTCGGAAGATGGTGGTGCAACGATCGTGGCCATCAGCGAAGAGGATGCGTTCAACACGAGCTCTGACGTTTCCCGCTTCAAGGTGTGTCAGGTCTCTTCGACCAACTCGAATCCGGCGGCATTCTTCTCCTTCACGGAGAATGTTGAGCTCTCTGTGAACAACAATGCGAAGATGAACAAGGCGGTGTCCGTCCTCGGCTCGTTCGCAATCACGGCGGGCACCTTCGCTGTGATGGCCTCGACCAGAGCATACTTCAGCTCCATCGAGGCGATCTCCGCTGTTGAGAACAACGTTGACATCACGATGGACATCCACTTCGCGAAGTCCGTGTCGAAGCCGTCCCTGGGCAGCGTTGCGGTTGGTCGAGGCATCTCGATCGATGTGCCGCTGGCGTCCGTCGCGGACGGTCGACCGGATGTCGCTCAGGACACCGCGATCATGCAGCCGATGACCTTCGAGGCTGCGACTGCTTCGAAGATCGACTCAACCCTGGACCATACGCTGTTGATGGTCTTCTGGGACTATTTGCCCGCAGCAGCACTGTAAGAAGAGGAACAAGAATGGGTACTTACAAGACGTTCGAGAGCGACTCCGATCTTGAGAACAACGGAGTCCTTCTCGACCTGGGTGACGTGGGCAAGTTCAAGATTGCCCGCGCCGGTGGTGCGAACAAGGCGTACCTGAAGGCTCTCAACAAGCACGGTGCGCCGTACCGGGCCGCGATTCAGGCCGGGTCGCTCGACGACAATCTTGCCCTGAAGATTGTCCAGGAAGTGTTCGCGGAGGCGATTCTCCTCGGGTGGGAAGGGGTCACGGACAGAGACGGCAAGCCCCTCGTGTTCACTCGCGAGAATGTGCTCCGGATCTTCAATGATCTTCCCGACCTGTTCGCGGCGATCAGAAACTTCGCCGAGAATGCCGCCTACTACCGGAAGAGCGTACTGGCAGCCGATGCGGGAAACTGAGGGCGTTCCTCAAGCACAAGCTCAACCACGGAGCTGCTGAGGAACGCATCAGAGAGCATCACCTGAAGCACGGAACACCGCTCCCGAAATGGGTGACCGATGCGCCCACCCTGTTTCTTGGCCTCGAGTTTGTCTATTCCTCCTTCTGGGATCTTTCTTCTGACCGATCGGTCGGGATGGGGACCGGACCCATCCCATATTCGTCGATCATTAGATACGCCGATCGATTCAATCTGTCTTCAGAGGAAACAGAGGAGTTCGCGTATCTCCTACGCGAGATGGATTCGGAGTTCCTAGACTACATCGCTCAGCAGCGAGAGAAGGAGCAGGCTTCAGGAAAGAAGGGTCGTCGTGATCGAAAGTAACCTCTTCGAGTTCTCCAAGAAGATGGAGAAGAAGGCCGCTCGTTTCGCCATCAAGGCGGACAAGCACTTTCGCACGATGGTTCGTTCCATCTCCGAAGAAGTGATCACGTCGACTCCGGTCGACACGGGCCGGGCCCGATCGAACTGGTCTCTGTCCTCTTCGACACCGACCGCATCGGAGAGGGCCCCGTACTCCCCTGGGCGGAAGCTCGGTCTCTACGAGACGGCGAATGCCCAGGGGGCCATTCGGCAAGTGATCGCGACGCTGGCGGCAAGAGCCCGTTGGATTGGAAACCTTCACAGCGTGAGCGTGTGGCTTCGCAACCCTGTTGAGTACATGTACAAGCTGAATGAGCGTGGAACTTCGCAACAGGCACCGAAAGGCTTCATTCAGAGAGCAATCGAGAGAGGAAAGCGCAAGGCGGCGAAGGCAAACAAGGGGTTCCGGTTCTTCACAAGCTAGGTGATCCATGTCGACTGAAATCGTACGCATCTTGTTCGCAGAGAGTGGATCGAGAATCGTCGTCGCCGCGATGAAGAGTCTCGCCATTGAAGCGAGGAAGGTCCAGCCTGCGATCGACAGTCTCCGTGCCGGCTTTGCAGCTCTTTTCTCCACGGCAACTTTTGCCACCCTCGGCAAGATGGCGGATGATATCCTCCGCTTGCGCAACAGACTGACGTTTGTCACGGGCTCGGCCGAGAACGCGGCCAGCGTGTTCAATCAGCTGGCGGCCTCGGCGAATGCGACAAGAACCAGCCTTGGTGTCACCGGTGACCTGTACACCAGATTTGCCCTGGCCACTCGACACATGGGCCTCAACGCCCAGGAAGTTATCGGTATCGTCGAGACCTTGAATCGAACCGTCATCCTCTCTGGTGCAAATGCCAGAGAAGCTGAGGCCGGTCTGCTTCAGTTCTCCCAGGGCTTGGCAAGCAACCGGCTGGCCGGTGACGAACTTCGAGCAGTGCTCGAGCAGCTGCCCATGCTTGCGGATATCATCGGCAAGGAGCTCGGAGTGCAGAGAGGTGCACTCCGATTCTTGGCAAGAGAAGGCGAGATTGACGGGGAAGTTGTCGTCCGGGCTCTTCAGAAGTTCGAAGAAGAGTCAAAGAGACTTGCCGCGAACATGCTCCCGACGATCGGTCAGGCCTTCACAGTTCTCGGCAACAACGTGATGCTCTTCTTGAACGAAGTTGATAAGGGCACCGGTCTCTTCGAGGCGATAAGCAATGGAATCCTCTACCTCTCGAAGAACATCGACTTCCTGGCAAGAATCGTTATTGGCTCTGCTCTTGTTGCTGCTGTTTATACTGCGGTGACCGCACTCAAGTTGCTCATGGTCGTTCTCGTGAGCAATCCTATTGGTGCCATCCTAACGGGTATTCTTGTTGGAGCGAGTGCCCTTATTGCTTTCTCGGATAAGATCAAGGTCTTTGGTTCGGAGACTGTCACGCTGCTGGATGCCCTTCGTGCTGGCGTTGACGTCCTGACGCCGATGGTCATCTCTTTGTTCGAGAGCATCTCTGACTTCTTCATGAGAGAAATCTGGCCGTTCATCAAAGAAGCCCCGGCCATGTTCCTCGAAGCGGCCATTACAACTGTTCGATTCCTGCTGAAGATCGCGGACACCACATACACGTACTTCAGTCGAAAGATCGAGAGCCTCAAGATCATTTGGTCAAGGTACAAGACCTATGTCTCTACAGGTTTCACATTTATCAGCGACACGGCTGGTGTGTTTGCCGAAACCTTTGTGGATGTGATGGGGGCAGCTATCTCGACCGTCACCCAGAAGTGGGACGCTGCATGGGGCTTCATTTCCGCAATCATCAAGGCTCAGACCGAGATGATGGATGCGATTGCCTCGAATAATCTCACCGCAGTTGGCCTGGCTGGAATCAATGGCCCAATAGCTGTTGCCGCCGCATTCCAGAGAACCCAAGAATCATCTCTTGAGATTGCAAAGAGAGAATATCAGAAGAACAAGGCGGATAACGTCTTCGCCGATTTCGACTCTGAGCTCTACAAGAGAACCAAGAGAGCCTTCCTTGACAGTGCCGTGGACTTGGGTTTCTCATTTGGCCGCCTCTTCGCCGACGGATTCACGGATATCTTCAAGGCGACCTTCGTCAACGCTGGTCCTCTCGAATCTATCTTCAACATGAGCACGCAGATTCTCGACCGCATGACAAATGGCTTCATGGAAAAGGTCAAGATTCGTGCCGAAGAACTGTCGAAGGAACGACTGGAGCGGGAAAGAAAGAACAAGGAGGCTCGATACCTTGCGAGCTTCGGAGCTGCCGGCGATGGCGACAAGAATCTTCTTTCGCTCAGCGATGTGTTGACCGACCGAGTTCGGAAGCGTCTCGCCGACGAAACCGATGCTCTTGCCAACACGAATCGCGAGCGTAGAGTCCGCAACGATCTTCTCGCAGAGGAGAACAAGCTGAAGTCCGCTGGGTTCAAGGCCGACCCGGACTTCCTCCTCGAGCTCGAGAGCCTGATCAGAGTGAAGGAGGCGACTGAGTCCGCGTACAAGGCGATCGACCAGTACGCTGCTTCTCTCGGTGAGACCGCACGGGGCTACGCTCTCGTTGCTCAGGAGCGGATCGTTGTCGAGCAAACGATCAACACGCTCAACGCCATGTTTGAGGTTGGTGCCCTTTCGGCCCAGCAGCTCAACATGGAGCTGAACAAGATGGAGCAGCATATCACCTTGAAGGCTGAGCTGTTCCGTGAGATCAAGGATCCTGCTGAGGACTACCAGCAGCAGCTGGCCGCCTTGGCTGATCTCGAGAAAGATCTCACGAGCGAGATCGAGAAGGGGAACGCGGCGGTTCTTCGCAAGAAGCTGCTGATCGAATCCCTCAGAAATGGTAGAAGCATGTCCGACGGGGCCCGGCGTTCCTTGGCCCAGCTGGAGCTTGACTATACGGACACTGCGGCCCAGATCGAGAAGGTTATTGTCAATGCCTTCAGTTCCGCCGAAGACGCTCTCACGAACTTCGTGATGACTGGCAAGATGCAGTTCTCTGACCTGGCGAAGAGCATTGCTGAGGATCTGGTTCGAATGGGCATCCAGAAGTTCTTCCTTGCTCCGTTCGCCGGTGGCTTCAGCTCTCTTGCCGAAGGCGGATCGTTCCTTGCGGGATTCTCCGGTGCTCGAGCGGGCGGCGGGCCGGTCTCCGCAGGAGGCACCTATCTGGTCGGGGAACGAGGCCCCGAGATTCTCCAGTTGGGTTCCTCCGGCGGGCGGGTATACTCTAACGAGGACTCCGCTCAGATGGTCCAAGGGCGGGGCTCGGTGACGAATATCACGATGGTTGTCAATACGCCCGACGCGAACAGCTTCCGCAGATCCGAATCTCAAATCGTCTCTGGTCTGAATCGACGGATGAGAGCAAATCGCAGGAGATAGCATGAGCTCGTTTGAGGAAGTACGGTTTGACGAGGAAATCTCCTACGGATCCACCGGAGGATACGGATTCAACACGAGCGTGATTGAGCTGGACTCCGGGCACGAGGAGCGGGTCTCCCGCAGATCCCAAGCCCGTCACAGCTACGACGTCGCAATGGCGATCAAGACTCACGAAGAGCTGACTTCGGTCAAGAAGTTCTTCCTGGCTCGAAACGGTGCTGCTGTCGGCTTTCGATTCAAGGACTGGTCGGACTACCACAGCAACCCAACGGACAGCAGCTTCAAGGCAGAGCAGGGAACTTCTGATCAACCGTGCTCGCCTTCCGCCGGAAATGGCAGCACCACGAGTTTCCAGCTGATCAAGCAGTACACATCCGGTGCGGCAAGCTATGTTCGCACGATCTTGAAGCCGGTCGCCGGCACCGTCCGCGTCTGGGTCAACGGATCTGAGGTGATGTCTGGCTGGTCGGTCAACACCACGACTGGAGTCATCCTGTTCTCTTCGCCCCCGACGTCTGGACATTCTGTCCGGGCCTCCTTCGAGTTCGATGTGCCGGTTCGGTTTGATGTGACGTCAGACGAACTGCTCTCGTCTTCGATCGATGACTGGGGCACCGGAACGGTCAACTCGCTTGTCCTCAAGGAGATCTTGGCAACGGACCCAGCTCCTCCGATCGATGTGAACTACGGCGGGTGCAGCGAAGTTGCAATGACCGGCAACACTCAGATGTCGATCGGTTCCGGTAGACTCTGGGTTGTCTCTGCCGCGTCTCCCAGCCTGCAACTCATCCTCCCCAATCCGGCTTCCATCCCGACAGGACACCACCTGTTTACGATCATCAATGAGGGAGCCAACTCGGTCATCCTCAAGGACCATCTCGCGAACACCCTCGCAACGATCGCAACAAATCAAGGCGTTGACGTCCATCTCTCGATGGATTCTGGCAGCACGAAGATCTGGTACGCACTATGATCCCACAAGAGACCTATCACGGCGGGGCGGTCGGTGTTGTCGCATCTACGGTGCTGACGCCTTTCTCTGCATCGGTTATTCTGTGCGACTCAGGGTCGGCCATCAACGTGGATCTCCCGGACCCGGCGAATATGACTGTTCGCGACAAAGGATTCGCAAGATTCACCGTCATCAACAAGGGTGCCGGAACGGTCTCCGTTCGCACGCATTCTGGTTCCGCCGTGACGACCGCAACGACCGGGCAGGCGGTCGAGCTCTTCCTGGGCAACACGGCGTTTCACTTCAGGAAGAAGACGGTGGCCACGCCCAGGGCTATCGGATCGACAACGAGAGGATCGGTGCTCAATGATTCCGGACCCACAACTTACTCAACCCCAAACTGCTTTATCGGGAGCGACTGCGACTACGCAGACTTCAGCGGAAATGAGCCGCTTGATGGCGAAGATGGCAGAGAGAAGTGCATCGTACCGATGTGCCAAGATGTGGTTGCCTTCTGTGAAAACTCGACTAGAGAGCCCATTCGGGCTGCTGATGTCGTCATGCCAAGTGTGATGATGATCCGTCTGTCGCAGACTGACTTTGCGGCTGATCCGGCCCATCCGTTGGCAGGTACCGTTCTCCCGGCTGAGTTCTATACGGCTCTCTTCAACAATGCTCAGCCGCACGCTCTCCTGTACGACAACAAGGCTGTCGGTGTCCGTTCTCGCCACCCGCACCACTTGCGTTGGGAAGGAAGCCCGACCCCAGCCTGGGGACATGGCACCGGACTCGCCAATCTCACGGTCACTCGACACACCTGGAAGAAGACGATTGCGTATTCTTCTGGTGGGACGGACTATGAGATCGACATGCGGTTCGTTGCTGAGCACACCCTGTCCGGCGGCAACGAGCCCGGTGTGGATCCGACAGTCACTGCTGGCGGAACTATGAACCGCAACTATGGTGCGTGGGGCACCATGTTCTCGCTGTACATCTTCTGCAACCAGCTGAGCCCTTCGTTTGTCGACGGAGATTCGTTCACTCCCATTGATTCCTCTGGTCCGGTCTCCTTCACGAAAGCGGATCCGTTCGTCAGCGGAATCGCGTATGGTGTTGGCGAGACTTCTGCAGACAAGTTCTGCCACCCGCAACTTGTGGTCGTGGCTCACTTGCCCACGACGTTCCAATCTCCGATGGGGTACTCCCACTCCGTTCTTGAGAATCGGGACTATATCGCAAGCATCTTTTCCTCAGAGGGTACAATCCGAGGAAGAAACCGGCTCTTCAACCACAAGCTGCGGAATGGATCTCCGTGGATTGATCCAGGATCAGATCCTGAGCGGTACCCCCGGGCCTCGGTCGAGGATGCGGACATCTTTGGGAACATCGTCTTTGGTTGGACAATCTCGACAAAGAGTTCTGCGGCCATGACCCTCGGCGGCGGCTTCCCAACTTCTACGCCGACCCCGTTCTTGGTCTGGGAGAACGGTCTTGGTGTGGGCCGCACCTACCTCATCCCGAACAAGCCCGGCTGGGACGAGCTTTCAGGCCAACTTGATGTTGTTGGCGGGTCCTCCGGCAGCGTGACGACCTGCAACGAAGACAGCGATGGGCTCCCCGGCGAGAACGGTGTGGCCGAGTGGCCGTACTACGAGTTCGAGGAATGCATCGGCCATCCCACGGAGCCTTTCGAGGGTGCTGGCGGTGGACACCTGTGCTTCAATAACGCGAACGATCTCGATGGTCCTGTTCGGAACTGCTGCACGGAGACGGCCAGGTCGGCTGTTGCTACGGTCACGGACAAGTGCAAGGTCGTTGGAGCGATATTCGGCAGCTTCAGTGGTCTTGGATGTGCCTCTGGCGGCACATCCTGCGAGATCTCTGGGACAAGAACGTGGCACGCTCTCCTGGACTATGAGGACCACGAATACTTCATGAACGGAAACCAACTCCTTCGGAACATCATGTTTGCGAAGCCGATTCCCGATCCTTCTCTGGTCTTTGCCGACTACACCCACACTGGAGTTGGGTCTCTGTTTGCTGCTGATCACGGCACCTGGTCTCTTGCAACAGCCACTCCTTCTGGCACCAATGTGGTCCACGCATCGAACATCAAGGCTCTTGCTCGATACATCAATGCACCCAATCCTGTCCAAGACGACGTGATCGTCACGGCAGAGTTCCGTTCGGCCACGACGGTTGCCCAGGCTCTGGGCGGTCGTGTTGGGGTATCCGTCGGTGCCGTCTCTGGGTACTTTGCCGTCATCCAGCCGACTGGTGGAACAAACGCAACGGTCACGATCAGGAAGTACGTCTCAAACGTGGAGACAATCCTGGCGACTAAGTCCATCACGAACCTGACGTCGGCAACGGTTGATGTCGAGTTCGACGTTTGGGGCTGCAGCCTTGTCTTCACCTGGACAGTTTCCGGTCAGTCCGAAGATTCTCTCTCAGTCGAGGACGCGACCTTCATGTCCACTCCTGGCGAGGCCGCGATTGCTGTCGTCGGCTCCGGAACGGGCATCTTCGCAGATATCTTCATCAATGACGAGAGAAAGGACTTCATCAGAATCGAGGCAACCCAGGGTTGCTACGCCAATGGGCTCTCTTGGCCGGCAACTGTCCCGGCTGAACGGGCGAACAATCTGACCGAGTGTGCGGATATCCTCACGAACCCTGAGTGCGGAAGTTGCTGCCACACGAACCCCAGCTGCAACCCCATCTGCTACCACTGCAACTGTGTGTCTCTCGATGGCACTCCTCTCTATATTGAGTCCTTCTCCTGGACCGGCCTTACGATTGACGATCCCGATGGCCGCGATGTCCTGATCACGGACTGCTCAGGACCGAACAGCTACTCTGGTGACGGAGAGAATCCGACCTACGTCGGCGGGCCGGTCCCCAGATGTGATTGCTTCGGTCCGTTCTGCGGAAGTGGAGAGCCGAAGTGCGGAACGTGCCCGGATCCGTTCGTGAACGGCGAAGTGATCTTCCCGAACTGCTGGCCCGAATCCCTGAGCGAGGAAGACCAGCCTAGAATGTGCCGTGGCATTCGAAACTGGTTCTATGCCGACGGAGGCTGCTCATAATGGCCGATTCTAGTGACAAGCAGCTCGCCATTCTCCAGCTCGCTAAAGAGATGGGGCTGGACCCGAACAATCTGACCCGGGGCCAGTACAACATGCTGGCGATCAGGGTCCGGGCCCCCGGCGAACTGGCCCGGGACGTCACGAAGGCGGTGCTGGCCCGCGCCTCGGTCTCCTTACGCCTGCGAGTCGTCTCGGAAGAGCGGGCCCGGAGCAACGAGGGGGTATGCCGCCGAAACGAATGCGGCAGGTTCCGTACCCTTCCTGCGGGTGACCCGAACGGCGAACCCGCCTGCGACGCCTGCAACTGTTCGTCGAAGTTCCTTCAGGCGAAGTGGCGCAAGAAGAAGGCGAAGTGCCCGCTCGACCTTTGGGATAACTCAAAGGAGGATCCTCATGAGACGGGTTGATAAGCAACTGGTCTCGCTGACGATCAACCGGACCCACTGCCGGGCCTCCCTCTGGGAAATCTCCCGGCTGGATGGTCAAATCTTCAGGTTCACCGATCACGATGTGCCAATCGTCTATGAAGGAGACACCTATGTCCCGGATGGGTCAGGGCTGGTCGCATCTGCGAGGGAGCACAATGAGGGCATCGATGCGCAGAATCTTGACAT